TACAGATATCATATAGATTTCATTATTGGTAATAAAATCATTGAATATAATGGAGAATATTGGCATAAAAATAAATCTAAAGAAATTTCAAAAAATAAATTCTTTAGGGGAAAAGGATTTTATATTCTTAATGTAATGGATAGTGAATACAAAAAAGAACCAGATAAAGTTATAGATAAATGTATTAAATTTTTATCAAAATGAAACTTCCTAAAACTGTTGTAAAAAATAATTTAAATTTAAAGGTAGAAACTCCATATGGAGTAGAAAATTTTTACGGAATTAATAAAATAAAAAAAGAAAAATATATACATTTATATTTTTCCAATGGTAAAGAGTTGAGATGTTCGTTAGATCACCCTTTATCCACAATTGAAGGAATAATTAAAGCAAAAGATTTGGATGTTTATACTGAAATATACACCAAAGATGGTGGATGTTTTTTGAAAAAATCAAAGATAGTAAATAAACCAATTTATTTGTTTGATGTCGTAAATTCTGGTATTAATCATTTATATTATTCAAATGATATAATATCACATAATTGTGAATTTTTAGGGTCAATTAATACCCTTATAAATCCAGCAAAACTCAAAAATTTCGTTTACGATGATCCAATTAAAAGAAATGCTGGATTGGATGTTTATGAAAATCCAAAAGAAGACCATAGTTATATGATTACTGTAGACGTTGCCAGAGGATTGGGTAACGATTATTCTGCGTTTATTGTCTTTGACATCACTAATTTTCCATATAAGGTTGTAGCAAAATATCGAAATAATGAAATCAAACCCATGTTGTTTCCAAGTATTATTAATGAGGTTGCAATTGGATATAATCACTCATGGGTACTGGTTGAAGTCAATGATTTGGGTGACCAAGTTGCAAATATTTTACACTTTGATTTAGAATATGATAATCTTTTAATGTGTTCCATGCGAGGTCGTGCTGGACAGATTGTAGGTTCTGGATTCAGTGGCAAAAAATCTCAGTTGGGCGTAAGAATGACTGCATCCGTTAAAAAATGGGGATGTTCAAATCTTAAAACTTTGATGGAAGATGATAAACTCATCACCAATGATTACGATATTATTAGCGAACTAACCACATTTGCTCAAAAACATAATTCTTTTGAAGCGGAAGAAGGATGTAATGATGACCTTGCTATGTGTCTAGTATCTTTCTCATGGCTCGTCGCACAAGATTATTTCAAGGAAATGACGAACAATGACGTTCGTAAAAGAATTTATGAAGAACAAAAAAATCAAATTGAACAAGACATGGCACCTTTTGGATTTATTTCTGATGGATTAGATGATTTTAACGATGTTTCAGTAGAAAAAGAAACTGGTGACCGTTGGATGTTAGCAAAATCTAAGCATGAGGAATCAAACCCCTTAGAGGTTTGGAACTTGGATGAGTATGGTGATATGTCTTCTGAATGGAATTATATGTGGGATTATAGATAAATAAATTCAAAGGGTAGGAAATTATAAATATCTTTAGAGTAATCCTGGTCTTGTAGGAGAATAAAGATGCCGCTTAATTTAGCATCTCCTGGAATTGTAGTAAGAGAGTTTGATTTAACACTTGGGAGAGTAACACCTTCATCAAATAAAGTTGGCGCGATTGTGGCACCTTTTGCAAAGGGTCCAGTTGATGTTCCGTCTTTAGTTGAAAATGAAAATGATCTATTGAATATTTTTGGAAATTCATATTCAACCGATAAGCATTATGAACACTGGTTGTCCGCATCATCTTATCTTGCTTATGGTGGATCACTAAGAGTTGTAAGATGTGATGATAGTGGTTTAAAAAATGGATTCGTAGGAACAGCATCTAGTGTAAAGATTAAGAGTCTGGAACATTATACTGAATTAGGGTATGATGAAAATACTTTACAAGATGTTGTAGTTGCAGCAAGAAATCCTGGTTCTTGGTCTAATGGAGTTAGAATTGCCATTATTGATGGTAAAGCAGATCAGATTCTAAATGGGATTAGCACTACAACCATTGCAGTAGGATATGGTGTAACCCAATCAGTTGTAGGAAGAATTAATCCTGGTGCAGGTACTACTACAACTCTAGATGGTTATCTAAAAGGTATCATCACTGGAGTTGGTGCATCAACAATCGACGTTAAAGTACTTTCACACGTATCTGCTGCTGGCACTGAAACTACTGTTGATTATCAACCATCAGGTCTCTGGGCATTTACTGCATCTGGTAATGTTGCAGTACATACATCTGGTCAATCTACATCATTTGCAACTAGAACTTACACTACAAGATCTGATTGGTTTGATCAGCAAACTATTGGATTAACTACATCAACCACAATCAATTGGAATTCACTTGCACCTCGACCAGCAACTTCAAGTTATGCTGCAGCAAGAAATTCAAGATTTGATGAAGTTCATGTTGTTGTTATTGATTCAACTGGATCAATCAGTGGAAATGCTGGAACTGTATTAGAAAAACACTTAAGTCTTTCAAAAGCAAAGGATGCTCAATATTCAGTTGGAAATCCTTCTTATTGGAGAAAATACATCGAATCAAATTCAAGTTACATTTTTGGATTAAATCAACCTACTGGAATTGTAACGACTGGATATTCATCTGGATTTAATCTTACCACAGATAATGATTGGAACCAAGAAGCAAGTGGTATTATTTTTGGATCAACTGGATCTTCTACAAGTCCTCTATCTGGAGGTAAAGATTATGGTGGCAACACTTCTATTGAGACTTCTGGATCTTTAACTGCAAATTTATCTGAACTTTCAGATGGTTATAGTCTCTTTGAGTCTACTGATAATTACACCGTAGATTTCCTTCTTATGGGATCTGCTTCTTATGATATCTCAACTACTCAGGCGCTCGCAAATAAACTAATCTCTGTAGCAGAACTAAGAAAGGACGCCATAGCATTTATTTCACCATACAGAGGTTCAGCACTTACTGACACATCTTCACAAAATCAAGTTACTGTAAGATCTTCAGATGATATTACAGATAATCTAATTTCATTCTATTCATCTGTTGCATCATCATCTTATGTAGTATTTGATAGTGGATATAAGTACATGTATGATCGTTTTGCAAATACATTTAGATATGTACCTCTAAATGGTGACATTGCCGGTCTTTGTGCTCGTAATGATATCAACAATTTCCCATGGTATTCACCAGCAGGAACAACCAGAGGTGCAATCTTAAATGCAGTTAAACTAGCATACAATCCAACAAAATCACAAAGAGATAAACTCTATTCAAATAGAATTAATCCTGTTGTGTTTTCACCTGGCGCTGGAATTATTCTATTTGGGGATAAGACTGGACTTGCTAGAGCATCTGCATTTGATAGAATTAATGTTCGTAGACTTTTCCTCTATTTGGAAGATGCAATTTCAAGAGCAGCAAGAGATGTACTTTTTGAATTTAATGATGAAGTAACTAGAACTAATTTTGTCAATACTATTGAACCTTTCTTGAGGGATGTTCAATCAAAAAGAGGTATCTATGATTACATAGTAATTTGCGATGAATCTAATAATACTCCAGCGGTAATCGATAATAATGAGTTTATTGCAAGTGTTTATATTAAACCAGCGAAATCAACTAATTTTGTTGGATTGAACTTCATTGCAACGAAGACTGGTGTTGACTTTGAAGAAGTCATCGGTAACTTTTAATCTAGAGGTTTAAACAATCATGGCAACAAGAAATCAACTAAATCCACCCCCACTCAGAAAGATTACTGACTTTAAAAGTAAACTCACAGGTGGTGGTACTAGAAGTAATCTGTTTGAGGTGGTTCTGTCATTCCCAGACATTGCCCCAACAGACACTAATGTTCTAGATAAGGCAAGATTTATGGTTAAAGGTGCAAACCTACCAGCATCAAACGTTGCACCAATTGATGTTTCTTTTAGGGGTAGAACTCTTAAAGTCGCTGGAGATCGTTCATTTGAGTCATGGACAGTTACCGTAATTAATGATACTGACTTTGGAATCCGTTCTGCATTTGAGAATTGGATGAACAAAATTAATAGAGTATCTGATAACACTGGTGTTACTGATCCAAGTGCATACACAGCAGATGCCTTTGTTTATCAATTAGATCGTGATGGATCAACCCTAAGAGCGTATCATTTTTATGATGTCTTCCCAACTGCTATAGGTGCTATTCCACTAGATTATTCAAATGGAGCAATTCAAGAATTTACCGTAGAGTTCCAAATTCTTTGGTGGGAAGCAGTCAAGGGTAATTCACCCGCTGCTGGCGGTGAAGATATCAACTAAATAGATTATACAAGAAAATTAAATTTATAAAATGGCAAAACTTTTTGGATTTTCTATTGAAAATAATGATGAAAAACCAAAATCTATAGTCTCCCCCGTTCCTCCTAATAATGAGGACGGGGTTGATTATTTTATTCAATCTGGTTTTTATGGCCAATATGTAGATATTGAAGGTGTATATAGAACTGAGTATGATCTCATTCGTCGATATAGAGAAATGGCATTACATCCAGAATGTGATGGCGCCATTGAAAGTGTGGTAAATGAAGCAATTGTTAGTGATCTTTACGACTCACCTGTAGAAATTGAACTATCAAACTTAAATGCAAGTGATCGTTTAAAGCAAGTCATTAGAGAAGAATTTAAATACATCAAAGAAATGATGGACTTCGATAAGAAGTGCCATGAAATTTTTAGAAATTGGTATGTTGATGGTAGACTATTTTATCTCAAAGTAATTGATCAAAAGAATCCTGAGGCAGGAATTCAAGAACTGAGATATATTGATCCCATGAAAATGAAGCATGTTCGCCAGGAGAAGAAATTACCTGGGAACGGTACAAATGGATTCAGAAATTTGAATCTTATGTCTAAATCATTTTCAGCAGATCAAGAATATAACTTCCCTGACATTGAGGAATATTTCATTTATACTCCCACTCCAAATTTTCCAACTGGAACGATTTCTGGTGGATCAAAAAAAGGAGTTAAGATTGCAAAAGATACCATTACTTATTGCACTTCAGGTCTTGTAGATCGTAATAAGGGTACTATATTATCTTATTTACATAAAGCAATTAAGTCTCTAAATCAGTTGAGAATGATTGAGGACTCATTGGTAATCTATCGTCTTTCACGAGCCCCTGAACGTAGAATTTTCTATATTGACGTAGGTAATCTACCTAAAGTAAAAGCGGAACAATACCTCAAAGAGGTCATGAGTCGGTATAGAAATAAACTCGTATATGATGCCTCGACTGGTGAGGTGAGAGATGATAGAAAATTCATGAGTATGCTAGAGGACTTCTGGTTACCAAGAAGAGAAGGTGGTAGAGGAACTGAAATTACAACTCTCCCAGGTGGACAAAATCTTGGTGAACTCTCAGACATTGAATATTTCCAGAAAAAACTTTATAGGTCTTTAGGTGTACCTGAAACCAGAATTGCTGGTGGTGGAGATGGATTCAATCTGGGTAGATCATCTGAAATTCTCAGAGATGAACTTATGTTCTCCAAATTTGTTGGAAGATTAAGAAAAAGATTTGCAAACCTTTTTAATGATATTCTTAGAACTCAATTACTTCTAAAAAATATTGTATCCCCTGAGGATTGGGATAAAATGAGTGATCATATTCAATATGATTTCTTGTACGATAATCATTTTGCAGAACTTAAGGAAGCAGAACTTCTAACCAATCGATTAACTCTTGCAACAACAATTGAACCTTATATTGGAAAGTATTATTCAACTGAATATGTTCGTAAGAAAATTCTTCGTCAAACAGATTCAGAAATCATTGAAATTGATTTACAAATTGAAGATGAGATTGCAAAAGGAATTTTACCAAATCCAAATGCACCTGTAGATGAAAATGGAAATCCATTGCCACCTGAACAAGGTCAAGAAATCCAGCAAGGTGCAGGAGGGGAAGTTCCAATGGAACCCTCAATTGATGCATCATCTGTAGAAATTCCAGAACCCAAGGGTGGAAAAATATAAATAGACTTATAAGTATAAACTAATTTTATGGAAGAACTTATCGATTTGATTGCTACTGATGGAACACCTTCAGATGTTTCAGATAAAATTAAAGGAATTTTATATGCCAAATCTGCAGAAAGAATCGATGCTGCACGCCCAGAAATCGCAACTTTAATGTTTGGCAATGAATCTGAATCTGGAGATGAGTGATGGCAACAAAAATCATTCAAGATGGTAATATTTTAAGAATTGCTCCTTCTGTTGGAGTTGCATCTACTAGTTCTCCGATTACACTTAAAAGTGGATATTTAAGAATTACTGTTGGATCTACTACGGGACTGTATGGTGGACACATTAAAATTGGTAATGATCCCGTAGCAACTCAAAATGATTTCCATATCACTTCATATGAAGTTGATATTATTAAAGAAACTATGAAGAGACAGGTAATTTCTGGAATTACCACAGGTGTAACAACAAAACTTATTTTTCCTTATAATTCTGGTAATCCATTTATATTAAGTGATTATGTGAGTATAGAAAATGCCGCCACTGTTGGACTTAATACAACACATAAACAAATTCTTTCTATAGATGATTCTTCTATAACAATTAATTTTGATAGTTCATCTATTACATCTCCAAATATATCTGGAGCATCAGTAGCAAGAAGTGTTAAGGTATCTTGCCTATCATTTGAACCAAACACTTACTTTAATATCTCAGAAGTAGTCACTCTAGTATCAGAATAAGATGAAACTCATCACAGAAGAAGCACAAAAGGTTAAGTTTATCACCGAAGGTAAGGGTGCAGATAAAAAGATGTTCATTGAAGGTATTTTTCTTCAAGGTGACATTTGTAATCGCAATGGAAGAATGTATCCTATGCAAACTCTTGCTAAGGAAGTAAAAAGATATACTGAGTCCTTCATTAATAAAGGTCGTGCCTTAGGCGAACTTGGACATCCTGACGGACCAACTGTAAATCTAGATAGAGTATCTCATAAGATTGTATCTCTTACTTGTGAAGGTTCAAACTTCAAGGGTAAAGCACAACTTTTAGAAACCCCAATGGGTAAAATTGCAAAATCACTCATTGGTGAAGGTGTTACTCTTGGGGTTTCTTCTCGTGGGGTAGGTTCATTAAGAATGACAAATGAAGGTCATAAAATTGTTGGTGAAGATTTCATGCTTGCAACTGCTGCTGACATTGTAGCAGATCCTTCTGCCCCTGATGCATTTGTTCAGGGGATATTTGAGGGCAAGGAGTGGATTTGGGATGGAGGAATTCTTAGGGAACAACTTGTTGAATCAACTAAGAGGAAAATTAACACTCTAGTCGATCAAAGAATTCTTGAAGAACATAAGTTGGCATTGTTTAATGAGTTTCTTTCAAATCTTTAATTTATAAATAAATATAGATTATAACACAAAACAATCTAAAAATGTCCGTTGGTAGAAATTTACAAGAAATGGAAAACGTAGTAACCAAAGGGGCTGCACCTGCTGAACCAATGCGCAATATCGC